ATGGGCCTGGGCGGCAAGGTCACCAGTGAGCGAAAGACAGCTCAGCTGCTAGACGAGGGCCGGCGAGCAAAGCCAAAGGGGCTGGAAGACGAAATCCTTGGAGGCATGGAAGAGTCTGTCCCTGCTGACCCCGTGATAAATACAACCCAGGAGCAGGGGCCGTCGCCAGAGCCACCCCAGGACATCCCCGCTGGCGGCATGGCGAAGGATGACGTTGACCAGATTGTGGACAATGCGACAGACCCAGAGCCCCCTTCGGAGTTTGACTTGCCTGACCGCGGTGGTTTGACGCCGGAGCAGTACGCAGAGAAGGCAGCCGGCATTAAGTCTGACGAGCTCGAGGCCAGAACCTGGGAGCGCAACGTCAACTTGGATTACATGGACAGCGTGGAGGATATTGGCAAGGCGCTGGAGGTTGGCGCAACCATGATACCTACCGCAGCGCGGCAGTCCCTGGAGGAGGTTCAAGCCAGGGTTGATGCCGGAGAGGCTGTCGAGATACTGAAAGACGTGCTGACCGAAAAGCCCGCGGCCCTGTCTGCCACTCAGCTTCTGGCTGGCCGGCAGGTTCTGCTGACCATGTCGGAGCGAGTTGAAAAGCTGGCAGAGAAAATCGTCAAAGGGCAAGCGTCTGATGAGGAGCGACTAAGCTTCGAGAAGACTTCTGGCCAGATGGTGATGATCCAAGAGTACATGCAGGGCAAGATCCGGGAGGCCGGTCGCGCCCTCAACTCCATGAAGATCGTGGCGCAGACAGTGAACAGCGGCGACGTATCTCAAATCGCGTCAATGGCTGGCTCCGGGATGTCCCGTAATGCTGCCGGCGGTGACGTGGCGAGCTCTGGCGGCCCGACCATGATCATGGCGCAGCAGATTTTGGATCTGAAGGCGGCCGGCGGCACCGTGGGTGAGTCGATCAAAGAAATTCAGCGCGTATCAAAGCTTAGGAATTTTGCGTCTGCGCTGGTTAACTACCGGAACGCAGCAATTTTGACCGGCTTCAAAACCCAGCTGGTCAACTTCATATCCAACACCAACTTCGGCGCGATCAGCACCATGGCGGTAAGGCCTACCCAGGCGCTCATTGGCCTTGCTCGGTCATCCATCACCGGCAACCAGGACCGCGTGTACATGGCTGAAGCTGTGGCTGAGGCGACCGCGTTCATGGAGGGCTTTGGTGACGCCATCCGCATGGCAGCACGGGTTTGGAAAGACGGCACCTTTGCCAATGGCGGTGAGTATGCATCGTCGTTTGGCGCGAGAAAGATCGATGAGACGGTGGATAACGCACCTTTGACGGGCACCGCACTGCAACAGCTCATCCCCGGCGGCGAGAAATTGCGCCTCGCAGGGATTCCTCAGACACTTGATGCTACCCAGCGGGTGGTTGAGTCGATCAGCTACGGGCTTCTGACGGCGTCTGACGAGTTTTTTAAATCGATGGCCTACCGCAAGTCTCTCTACGGGCAGGCGACCAGGCAAGCGTACATGGAGGGGGTGGATGTTCCTGCCGACCGGGCCAACGAGCTGCTTAACAATGTCACCAAGGAAATGCATGACCAGGCGATCAAGTATGCAGAGCAGCAGACGTTCACCAATAACGAGGTGACGCCGATCTTGAAGATGGCTGCTGACTTTATCGTTAAAGCCGGCCAGGCGTTTCCTCCCATGAGGATAATCATCCCCTTTGTTCGGACGCCTACCGCAATCTTTGACCGGTCAATAAAGCTGTCTCCTTTGGCGCCAATTCAGAAAGACTTTTACGACCGGGTAGCAAAAGGCGGCGCGTCTGCAGATGAGGCCTTGGGGGAAATGGCTTTTGGTACTGCCCTGGCGACGATGTTTTATTTCATGTACCAGTCTGGTGCGATCAAAGGTGAGAACCTGACAACCGAAGACGGCACACCTATTGACCCAAGCGGACGATTAACTGGGCAGGGTCCCGGCTTCGATACCGCTCGCGATCGGAACCAGCGAAGGGTGCTTGAGTCCACTGGGTGGCAAGGTGTCAGCGTCCGTGCCGGCGACAGCTACGTGTCTATACAGCGGGGCATGGAGCCATTTTCTACCCCCCTGATCGGCATGCTGAACTACATGGATAAGATTGCTTACGCGCAAGACGAGGCGGAGGCCATGGATCTGTTCGCTGGTGCCGCTTTGGCGACCGCGGCACACTTCAAAGACAACACATACCTCCAAGGCCTGGCCGACATCAATGACCTTATGTCCGGGCGTATTAACTACCAGTCGTGGGCCGCCCAGCAAGGCGGGTCTTTTATCCCGTCGCTGCTCCGTGACTTCCGGTCGCTTGAGAAGGGCGCCACCGGCAAAGAGGAGACGCCGTACATACCGCGGTCAAATAACTTCTGGGAAATGCTGAACCAGGAAGTGGCTTACCGTCTTCCAGGCACGGAGAACCGCGCGATACGACGCTATTGGGATGGCACCCCGGTTATCGCTGGCGGGGGTGAGGCGCTGTATATGTACAATTCTGTGTCGCCTGTGCGGGTGAGCAAAGTGATGGGGTCTGAAGGCAGGGATTGGAGTTATGCCAATGATCGCCTAGCCGCCAACGGGGTTGCTGTGTCAGAGCCCACTTCGGAAATTGGCCTAGAGTCTCAGACCGGCATCAAGGTGGATCTGCTCGAGCTGACTGGAGGCACTGAGCTCTTTGACAAAATGCTTGAGATCGTTGGGCAAGCGAGGCTGGAGCAGGTTGAGGCGCTGATTGAAGAGCCGGAGTTTGAAAAGCTGACGGCTGGCCCTGGCAAAATGCAAGCAGCCTATCTGGAGAAAGCCCTGGCAACCGGCCTCAAAAACGGGAAAGCGCGATTCATCCAATGGCTGATGGAGCAGGATCTTGACCCCGAGGTGTACGGGGAAGAGGCGCAGCTTCTTAATCCGACCAACCTGCAGCGGCTATACAAAGACCAGCTGAAAGGGAAAACAACGGCGGAGCAGGAGAAGATGCTTGGCGAGCAGGGCATGAAGAATGTGTCAGGCCGCGGCGAGCTGTACGTTCCGCAGATATAAAAAAGGGCGGTGGCAACTATCACCCACCGCCCAAAGCCTCACTCATGAACTCGCTAATGCTATCTGGATCTGGGATCTTAAACCAGCGCTCATCCATCCATGGCTTTTCCTAGAAAGGAATGTCATCGTCTTCAAACTTACTTTGATTCTGCTGCCCCCCCTGGTTCTGGGCCTGATTATTACCCTGTTGACCCCCTTGCGGAGGATAATGATTTTGCTGCTGAAGAGCCTGGTCTTGTTGCCGGGGAGCCTGGTCTTGCCCTTGTTGAGGCCTTCCGCCAAGTAACGATACATCATTTACCCGACACTGCAGCTGACTGACTTCTTTTCCAAGCTCCTTGCTGTGGTAGGTGTTGAGTGACGCCTCCCCGGACACGGCGACCAGCTGGCCCTTAACCAGGTAGCTCGCCAGACCAACACCCCGGTCGCCAAACATCCCGCAGCGCACCCACTGCGTTTTTTTCTTTTCTCCATAGCCCACTGTGGCAGCAACACCAAACGACGTTACCGCTGTGCCGTTCTGGAGATATCGAATCTCTGCGTCACCACCCAAGTGGCCCGTAAATGTGAAGTTATTCATAGTTGTTTCCTAATAGGTGAGTTTTACATTTGGCACTTTGTTCATAACAATGGCCGTAATCGCTCGCTTTGCATCGTTACTGCTAAGCCCCGCATCGATTAACGCTTGAGCAGCAGCGCGATTGATTGACGCAACGTGCTCTTTGTCTGCAATTTTGCGAGCCTCTTCCGCCTCCTGCAGCCTTTGCTTTTCAATAGCACGTTGCTCAGCTTCGGCTTTTTCTTGCTCGGCCTTTTTGTGAAGGAGAGCTGCTCGCTCTTTTTCCTGCTCAAGCTTTCTCTCGGCCTCCCTGGCTTTCTCCTGCTCGGCTTCAATAGCTTTCTGAGCAGCATGTTCTGCCTCAAGCCGGGCCTCATCAGCAATACGCTTTTCGTTTTCAATGCGTTTGCGCTCAGCCTCTTCAGCTTTAAGTCGCTCAAACTCTTTGCGCTCCGCTTCCTCTTTGACTTTCCGGTTAACCATGTCCGCCAAGGCAGTGCGCGATGCATTGCGAGCCTTCAACGCCTGTTCGGTAAACTCATAGAAATCCAAGCACTCTTCCTGCAGGAGATCGTCAAGGGCGGCCTGTACTTCATCAGAGCTGGCGTCCTCCATGTTGGATGGCAGCATAGATATAAAATCGACGCGATCCTGGAGCTCCTGCTTTCGTTTGGTTTCGCGCTCCTTTTTCATGCGGTCCAGCTCTTGGTAAGCCAGCTTGTGGGGATCTCGCATTTCTGTGAGCTCTGCCTCGATAGACTTAGCCTCAGCGTCCACCTTCCTGCCATACGCCAGCGCGTCTGCCTTGAGCTCTTTGCGCGTTTTCTCCAGCGAGGAAAGTATTTTCCCTATATCGAGAGACACACGCTTGGACTTCTCATACCCTTCGTCTGTCGAAACGTCAGGAATAAAGTCACACTGCTCTTTGACTTCATTGATTTTGGCTCGCACCTCATCGTAAGCAGCCAATGGATTCATTTCTTTTTCAACGCTATTCACTTGGCGCCTCTCCTTCAACTTTATATTTAAATCGGACAGCACCTGTCTCGTCCCTGGCGGCCAACAAAACGAGCTTGTTGTTTTCCCATTTGGTGAACCATCGCCAGTTTTTAACCTTCAAATTCCAGGTTGCCTTCGGCTTGTTGTTAAAAATTTCCCACTCGTTGTCGTTTAACTTGACTGAAATCTCAGGGTAGTCATAAAGCTCTCTACCAATACCCCAGTTCGTGCAAGCGCGTTTAAACGAATCACTGGCGAGGCCTTTCTGGGCGTCCTGATTAGACTCTGTGCCCGTGTCTTCTTTGCTGACCCATGCTTTCTTATCGGGACACCATATAGAGACAATGCAGTTATGGTTGCCGTTGAGGTGCTCGCGCTTCCAGTTCGTAGGACCAACGACGCGGTCAAGAACCTCCATGTCTACCCGCGCGTTTTTGTAAACCAGCATTGTGGCGTAGCCGCCGCGGTTGATTGACTGCACACGAAACTCAATTTCATCCTGAGTTAGCGGGGTGCGTAATCCAGAAACATCCATTACGAAATGATCTCCATCAAAGAAACAAACATCCAGTAAATCACCGTGCCCCCGCCAATCAAAGAAAGGAAGCTGGCTGCACTGGACTCTTCAATCCATAAAAGAAAAAACACCAGACCTGCACATAGAAGTAAGCTCACCCCAGATCCTCCCAGCAATCATCCGAAGGCGCCATCGCTGACATCGCCTCGCACATTGCATACTCTTCATTGATCTGAAGCTTGAGCTCTGTTGTATATTCTTTGCGAGCCTCCTCACGATCAGGCAGGTCGATAACGATAGGCCTCAAAGGTCCGCGACCAAAGCATGAAAACGTGCCGTCAGAATTACGCTGCGTTAACATTGTCAACCTCCTTAATAAGCGCCGCCAAAGCAGATATCTTGTCGTTGATATCGTTGACCTGCTCTTCAGGAGATTGAAGCAGCTTGGAGCGGGTGCGATTGAGGTTTTTGTAAATCTCCAGTATTACTTCTTCCTCATCCACGTCAGCAATCTCAAAACTCTTTTTACCGATGCAGAAGTAATCGTCGTACTCCTTCATGTCAGTAAGGTACAAGCCGTAAGAAAGCGTCCCTTTCTCAGTAAGTCGCGCTAACACATAGTACTCTTGGGTAATTGTCGCCATTGTTTTGCTCCGCTGCTTGTGTGTTGAACAACACGAATAGTACTCCTTTTAGATCAGGCGTCAACACTTTTTATGAAATAAATCACGACGTGTAGCTTGTTACGACAGGCGCCCTTTCGATTTACCTATCGCGTGATCCTGTTGTCGAATCTTCCGGCCAAGTACGCTTCTTCGTCGGACGTCTCCCATGCCATCCTGGCTGGTATTTCCTTTCCCCTCGTTACTGATGCCCTGGCCGGTCGGTATCTTGTCGATCTTCCCGCCCCTGGCAACAAACTCTTCAACGGTTTCCCTGCCGGCCAGGGAGTCTTTATTAGCCTTCCAACCCGAATGGATGTTGAGGCGCGGGAAGTGATCTGTTCTGCTCATATTAGCGCCTCCTTCATCATCGCTATGCCCGCCGCCCTGATCTCATCAGAAGTCTTCTCTGGCAGTGCAAGCACCTTATCCCTGTTGGCAGCTTCAATGCGACTGTGCTCCCAGCCCTGGGTGTCCCCAAGGCACCATCCCTTAAATTCAGGGGCAGACGGAGGCCAGGCCTCTGTGCTGTCGTTTAGCTTTTCAATGCCCCGCTTCCACTGCTCGGGTGTTAGGCCTTCAAGGTTCTGATACCACTCAGGCGGTGGCGTGTCGCCAAAGGCAGAGGTAAGCTTGTGACCATAACGCCCAGCGAGAATGGTCCACAGGCGGTCTGTGTAGCGTTCAGACACCGCGCCGTTGACGCTCCCGCTCTCGCTCCTCTGCTGCAACTTTAACTCGCTCCGCTGCGCTAAGGCGCTGACGTCTTGCATCCCCATTATCTCGTCCATTGTTCTCATGCTTTACCTCAAATAGGCCAGTCCAGCCATTAGTGATTGATTGGTCGATTATTGCCTGCTGCTCTTCAGGAGTCCTGCCTGACAAAAACTTAACCTGCTTTTTAATGGTAGCAGGGGTCATTTTTTTCTTAATCTCACGTCGATAGCTTACCCACTCATCCCACCCCTTTATTTGTTTAATTACATTGTTTAATTCATTGTTTAATTCGGGTGAACGACGTTCAGGGGGTGGAGGAACCTCGTTCAGGGTGAGAGGTGAACCTCGTTCAGGGGGTGAATCTAGTTCAGGGGTCAATATCTCGTAGCGAGTCGTGCCATATTTTGACTCGCCATTGGCAATCAAATAGCCCGCCTCACAAATTATTGGCAGGTTTTTTCTCACGCATCTAGATGTGAGCCCACACTCTCTCGCGATAGTTTCCTTGCTGGGCCATGCCATTTCGCGCTCGGCATTCATGTACTTGCGTAGACAGCAGCAGATAAGTTTCTGGGTAGGCGAAAGATCGCTTTGCCAGATGTAATTAAGCCACGTTGTGGCATTGTTTGCAGGGTGACGCATTACATCTCCTCAGATATATTGAGAAGTATTGCGGTACTGGGGGAATCAAATTAAAATGGGGCCTGATTCCAGAACGTACTGCTGATACTTCTGGTTTCGTTGGCAGGGGACTCCACGCCCCTCCAACACTTGTGAGATTAACCCTGACCGCTCTCCGCTGTCAAAGGTTGGAAAGCCCATACCTCCCCGGCGTGGGCTTTTTTTATGCCTGTTCTAAATAATAGGCTGCGTATCTCGAGTCACCGTTATCGACAATCTCGGTCGCAATTTGATAGCCCTCAGCTCTCAACTCACTGATCCTGGCTGCCAATCTGAAGCATCCAAACTCAGTTAGAGCATGAATCGGCGTAATTACTCGGCCATCTTTTAAACTATCGATGATCATGTCTTTCTGACTTACTGGTCTCATGGTAAAGTATCTCCGCGGTTTAGTTTTCGTCGCTGTTTGTTAAGCCGTTTGACTCTGGTCTCCTGGGGTCAAGGCCGATCCCCCTTCCAACGGTTGGGGGCGGCCACCTAATCAGGCCCTCCCCTTTATTTTTTTCCACTTTGGCTGCTCTTTGACCAGGTCAACCGATCCAGAACCAATGCGGATTTTGTAGTTGTTGTTCTCCCGGTCATCAAACGCTTTTGATACCGCGGCCGGAGATACCTTACACATTTGCGCGATACCCTTCTTAGATCCGTAACGCTTCAGTGCGCCGTCCAGTGTTAAAAATTTCATCGCCATTTCCTCCTGTTGTTGGCGAACAAATCAGATCACACTTTGTAAGTTGACGCAACAAAAAAAGTGAAGTACTGTGGCCCTTCAATCATAACGGCGACCAGCAATGAAAGATTTCATCGTGTCAAAAGCAAACCTACACCAGCTTATGGAGCGTCTGCAGGATGAGCTCAAAGATCAATCGAGCCTTTCAGTAACCACCAAATCTCCTTCGATAGGCAAGTGGGGCATGACTCGTATCTGGCGAGCTTGGATGACCCAGACCGCTAAGTATATGGAGAATGAGGGTCTTAGAATCTACGTTGAAGATGCTGACGGCAACCGGATGGATGATGGCCGGCCTCCCAGTGCAGAAGATGCCCATGAGTACTTTACCCGGCGGTACCTGGGGGTCGATGAAAACGGACATCGCATGACCTGGTCGGCTGGCGGGGATGCACCTGGTCGCCGGGCCAATAAGGGTGAGCGGTATGGCGCGATGTGTCTTCATGAGCAGTGGGCAATAAGTCGCGGGATTGTTTTATATAACCCGCAGGATGGTGAGTACAAGCAACTAATGGATCAGGAGAATCAATGATGGGACAAGCAAGAGATCGCGGTACATTTGAGGAGAGAAAGGCGCAAGCCATCGCAGATGGAAGGGAGAAAAAGGAGAAGAAAAATACCCTGACAAAAAACACTCACTATGAAACAGATTATTTTACAGCCGTAGTAAACATGCTTCTCAGGCGGGGCAGGAAATGATGAAGATTATGTGCATAGGCTGTAATGGCCTGGTGGATGCCCGGCTTACGGATGGGGCAGAAATCTATCCTCATCGGAAAGACCTGGCGGCCGTGCCGTTTTGGAGGTGTGACGCTTGCGGCAATTACGTGGGCTGCCACCACCGTTCGGACGTAAAGACTGCGCCCCTTGGATCAATCCCAACAAAAGAGCTCCGGCAGCTGCGTAGCGAGATCCATCGCGTTATCGACCCGATCTGGCGCCAGGAGCGCAGGATGTCTCGTAAGCAGCTGTATAAAACAATCAGCGACATGGTGGGCTGGGATTTTCACACCGCGAGGATACGCAGTGTCGAAGAGGCGAAAGATATCTTAGCGTTGGTGACTAAAATATAATTCACAAAAAGTGTTGAGTTAAGTGTTTTTCTTCTATATCGTGTGCCTCAAGTAATACGAAATCACGCAGGGGATATAGAGATATGATTGAAGAATACAAAGTTGAGCAAAACCAAAAGTATGGCGACTACAGGGTTTCTGAGTATAGAAACGGAGAGTGGTGCAACGAAGTTGACGGCTTCAACAGTAAAGCAGCTGCTCAACGATTTTGCGACCAGCGCAATATGTTTGCCATACGCAATGATGACGAGCCTGTTGCTGGTCAAGCTGGCGAAGATGGCGAGCCGTCAGAGGGGGTTTACTAGCATGAATCCCCAAGACAAATTCAACGCGAAAGTCTAGCGGAATCACACAGGAGATAAACAAATGAATGACGCACAGTTAATGACTTACCAAAACGAAAACCGCGCAGACGTTGATGCGGTATACGAAGCAATTAAAGGGTCTGTGCTTGCGCGGATACCTGGCGCTGACGAAGGCTGGATATACGACCTTTTTCATGATGGATGCAGTGCTGACGAAATCATTGCTGAGATTATGACTAATTATGAAGGGCAGTCATAAGCTCAAACTGTAAATCACAACAGCGACGGAGATACACCATGAATAAGTTCCAAGCAGAGTTTGTCCAGGCATACGTTACCGGCAAAGCAAACTACAGCGAGCGCGCTCTTACCGAGGCGCGTGATACCTTTCGTAAAACCACCGAAGGCTACATTCTTCTTGACCAGCTAGTGATGGGTGCGGAGCTCAGCTTTGAGTCTCGCATGGCGATCCAGGACCTGGTGATAACCGCTTATCAGGATTTTGTGGAAGCGGCGGCGGAGGCGATATCTAAAGATGCCGCTGAGTACGATATCCCCTTGGCGACTGCTGTTAGCGAGCACGTTGTCGATGATGAGCTGCTTTCTCCGACTGAGGTGGAAGATGTTTCACGTGAAATAGGCCTAATTGGTGAGTATGCAGAATGTGATATCACTTTGTGCGAATCCTGCAAGGAAGGCTGCGATGTTGTTGAGGCAGATGAAGGGGGGGTTGAGGAAGCATGGGGCAGGAAAGTTTGGGTGCCCTGCATTACTGAGGTGTCGTCCTGCTGCAACAGTGAAGTAGGTGTTTACCGAGTGGTGGAGCAATGAAAGATGGCTTGTTGCTATTTTTTGCAATGTTGCTTTCGGCAATAGTTTTTTCGTTTGTCGGCTACACTGTGGTCAGGCTCTTGTCGATGACGGCGGGTGAGATACAGGGTTGAATATCAAACGCTGTGTTGTGTGCGCGGTGGAGTTTGAGGTCCGCAAGATAGGCCAGAAAGCTTGTAGTCCACGGTGCGCCATCATCGAGGTGAAGGCAAAAAAGAAACGCAAGGCAGAAAAAAAGAAAGCCCCGACAAAGCAGGATCTCAAGAAGAGGACCCAGGATGCGTTCAATTCTTTTATAAGAACCAGGGACATGCACCAGCCGTGTATATCGTGCGGCCAGTCACCCTACAAAGGTAGGCGTAACGCCTCGCATTATAGGAGCGTGGCAGCTGCAGGGCAGCTCAGGTTTAACTGCTGGAATGTGCATGCGAGTTGCGCCCAGTGTAATACCAGCAAGTCTGGCAACCTGCTCGAGTACCGGATAGCCCTGGTACAGAAAATTGGAGTCGAGCGCGTTGAGTCTTTGGAGAACAACAACAGCGTCAGGAAATACAGCGATGAATATCTCAGACGAATCGAAGACATTTTCAAGCGAAGAGCCAAGCATTATCAAAAAATCCGAGGGCGGTAAAACACTTGGCGAGCAAATAGTTGAAAGAATGACCAGGGAGGCCCAGGCTCAAAAGAACATCGAGCTGCGCGACAAGATTGCCATGGATGCCCTGCAGGGAATGTTGGCGGCAGGCTATAGGGAAAGAGAGACGCCTTCTGCCACTGCTAAACACGCATACATCTACGCAGATTTCATGCTTGAAGCCAGAGAGCAATAGTTTATGGCAGCCAACAGGGACTTTGCGACTTGGCATTCCAACGAGTGCCCTGCCTGCTCTGGTTGCCACCTTATTGGAGAGAGTGAATGAGTCTTAAGCCTGAAGGAATCATGGTAGACGGTGTGCTTCTCCACCCAGAGCAGTTAGTTAATTTGTGGAGGATGGGGGTAAGGCGTATCGCCAAACTAGAGGCAAAGAACGCCAGTCTGCGGGAGGCTGCTACTCGCGTTGTTGAGGAAAAGGAGAGACAGATGGACGACGTTCACCGAGATTCCCTGCGGCAGTTTCCGCACCTGCTGGACGATATAAATAGATTGGGAGAAGTCCTACAGGAGAGTGAGTAATGAATCACAACACAGTAAAAAAATACGCCGATAACCGATACGCAAAGCCACCCTGTCAGGGTCTGGTTTTGGTGTCTGGATACTGGAGAACGAGTGAGTACATTGAGGCCGAGCGGAAAGGCAAGAAAGCACTGGAGGCTGGTGATGGCTGAACCCTTCGCCCACTCCCTAATAGCCCTGGTGACCTTCGGGCTGCTGATTGCAATGGTGGATGCTTATTATGGACAATAACCAAATCATAGAGATCATGGTTCCCGCTATCATTGTGATAGCCGCGGTATCAGTATGGTTCAGCGCAAGGAGCTCCGATGATTAACTCAGCATTAATGTCCAGGCGCCGGGCAGCTCACGCTCTCAATCAGCTTCAGCGCGAGGCCCAGATGGGGTCTCTCGGCCGCGTGTTCCAGGCTGACATCGATGACGACTGGGCTACCCACGATGAGGGCTACATTATTGCCCTGGGTGACGGAAAAAAGGTCGCTGAGGTAGAGCTCTTTGAGACTGATGACGGTCGCATCATTGCCGATATAGTGGTGATGGATGCCTTCATGCTCGTCAGGCCCAGCAAGTGGAGAGAATTCGACCCCAGAGACCACGGCATACGCATCAGACCGGACGTCAATTGGCGCAAAGAAAAAATCTATCCAGACATCGAAGCCAAGATTGATGTGACCGATATCCCCGGTATTGAGATACCAAAACAACCGCTGGTTCGTGATAAAGTGGTCACCAACTTAAAGTTAATAGGATCAATGGGTTACAGGGAATAGAAATTATGGCCAGACCAAAAGGATCACCGGACCTTACCCCAGCTATCCGCGGCGGCTTACTTCGAGCTCTGAAGATCATCGATGACAGCAAAAAACCGATGTCAACGCGATGGGTTGAGGCATTCGAAAAAGACTTCCTCGCCACCATGACAGTCGCTTCCAGGTTTATCGACAAGAACGTGAATCTCGAGCACTCTGGCACCGTGACGCACAACACCAACCAAATGAGCGAAGAGCTGTTGCGCGACGTGATAAAGACCAAGCGCCTCCAGGCTGCAGCGAATGGTTGAGCTCGGCATCAAGCCCCTGGTAGGGAGCCAGCGCGTCCGTCTACATGACGGCAACGTGCCTATCTTTGAGATCGAGACTCTTGAGCTTGGAAGCCATTTCTGGAGCTTCATGGTGTACGAGGTGGACTCCTGGGAGGAGGGCGCCCGTGAGATCGTATGCAATACCACGCTCTACGCGCGAGGAAGCATCAAGTTTGACGGCTGTGCCAACCTGGAGTTCAAGGCAATCCCTCACTTCTGTGGCATTCAAGGCGCTGCACAGCACTGCAATCTGATCCTGTATCTGTACGACTACGCATCCAAGGCGATCGCAGACGCTGATCAGTCAGAGTTCGAGCTTGGAAACGGCTGATGAGGCAGAGCAGTACATCGACTCAGTCCCATGGTATCCCCAGGAGGGACCGCAGGAAGCTGCGTACTTCAGTGAAGCGGACGAGATTCTATACGGCGGTGCTGCTGGCGGGGGTAAGACATCCCTGGCTGTGGGCCTGGCTATTACCCGTCATCTGCAAACCCTCTTCGTCAGACGAGAGTCCACCCAGCTAGGCGGCGTCTACGATCACATCGAAGAGCTCATTGACCCAGGGAGAAAGGGTCAGCGAGGTCAGCCTCCCGAGTGGAATATCCCGCCATGGGACGGCGTCAACAGAAAGATAGTCTTCGGATCTACGCCCAACCTGGGTGACGAGTCAAAGTACCAGGGCCGGGCTCGCGATCTATTAGTTATCGATGAAGCCGCGAACATGCTGTACTCCCAGGTCCGATTCCTCATGGGCTGGGTACGAACCACAGTGAAAGGCCAGCGCACTCGAGTACTCCTATGCTCCAACCCACCGACCGGTGCAGACGGCTACTGGATCATTGAAATGTTTGCGCCCTGGCTTGATCCCCAACACCCCAATCGCGCGGCCCCTGGCGAGCTTCGTTACTTCACTACGGTGGATGGCGTCGATAAGGAAATGCCCAACGGTGATCCGGTAGAGATCAACGGTGAAATGGTCACGCCAAAGAGCAGGACCTTCATTCCCGCCAAGGTGACCGACAATAAGTATTTGGGCGCCGATTACATGGCCACCCTACAGGCGCTCCCAGAGCCATTGCGCTCTCAGATGCTATACGGTGACTTCACCGCCGGCATGGATGACGATGAGTACCAGGTAATTCCCACAGAGTGGGTGCGCCAGGCTCAGAATCGCTGGAAACCCATGGAGTACACCAACATATCGTCAGCTGGCCTGGACCCATCGCGAGGCGGCCGAGACGATACGATACTTTCCGCTCGCTCCGGCTGGCACTTCCATGAGCTCGAGGCCTGGCCCGGCCACGAAATGGATACCGGCGCCAAGGTGGCAGGGAAGGTGATTGAAAGGCTAGGACTGCACGATTGCCCCATCCATGTGGACTCTATCGGCATCGGTGCATCCGTAGTTGACCACCTCGAAGCGGTGATCTCAGCGCGATGTGTGCCGGTCAACTTTGCAGGGAAGAGCAGCGAAAAGGACTGGTCGGGCACCATGTCGTTTTTCAACAAACGCGCAGAGTGCTGGTGGCGCATGCGGGATCTTCTCAACCCGTCCAATGGTCAGCAGGTGCGCCTACCTCCCGATCAGAAGCTATTGGCCGATCTATGCGCCCCCAGGTACAAGCTGATGGCCACCGGGATCAAGATCGAGGGCAAGGAAGACATCGTAAAGCGCCTGGGCCGGTCGCCAGATAGGGGCGATGCGGTAGTAATGTGCGCCGAACGCAGCGCAATTATGTCCATCAGCGGCATAAATCGTCAGGCATTCACCACAAAACGGTCTTTTTAGTCGATCAAGGTGCTACTATGTGATCGATTTTATCGATTGGTGCGCCGAAATGTCCGAATTAAATACGAAGCTGTTGGCCAGGTACGCAAAGCTGTGCTCTGACCGTACCAATATCGAGCGCATGTGGGAGGCTATCGTTGATTACATCCTCCCCTACCGCGGTGACTTCTTCGACAATACCGGTGATGAGCTCTCGGTAGACTGGTTCCGGGAGCGCGATGCTTATGACTCCACGGCGATCATGGCGCACCAGATGCTGGCAGCCAGCCTCCACGGGGCTCTGACCAGCCCGGCATCACAGTGGTTTCTGATGCGGTTCCGCGACTCCAAGCTGAATAAGAACAAAGCAGCCAAGGAGTGGCTTGAGGACGGCAGCAAGAAGGTGTTCTTTGCCCTGCAGGACTCCAACTTCAATCTCGAGGTCAATGAGACGTACCAGGACGTGGCCGGGTTCGGCACTGCGTTCCTGTGCTTGGAGGAGGAAGGCGGCCCGGCGAACACCTGGAATGGCCTCGAGTTCAACTCAATCCCGATCAAAGAAGGCTATTTTGAGAGCAATGCTCGGGGAAACATTGAGCGATTCTTTCGTCACCTCAAGTGGACGCCCACGCAGATCCTCTCCAAGTTTGGTGACAACGTCCCTGAGAGCATCAAGGCCCTGGAGGAGAAGGGCAGCACTGACCGCCTGGATGTCATCTGGTGTGTTTACCCCACCGGCAACAAGGTTACGGCGCCAACGAAGAAGGTGGCCAGGAGCCGGCGCCCGTATGAGGCCCGATACATTCTCAAGGATACCAAAGAGACCATAGGCAAGCCGGTCGGCTATTACGAAATGCCGGTGTTTGCTCCCCGGTGGCGCAAGACTTCCGATTCTGAGTGGGGCAATAGCCCGGCGATGATCGCCTTGGCTGACGTGCTGTCGCTGAACCAGGCGCGTGAAATGCAGATGATCTCCAGTGAGAAAATGATTGACCCTCCCATGATGGCCGAAGAGCGATCCCTGATTACTGATCTGGACGTCAGCGCAGCCAGCCTGACAGTGGTTCGAAGCGTAGAAGGCATCAAGCCCCTGCTTACCGGTGGTCAGATCAATGTTTCGGATATGATGGTGGAGCAGCTGCAGGACGCTATTCGAAACTACTTCTTCATGGATCAACTGACATTCCCAAGCCCCCAGGCTCAGCCAATGACGGCGACCGAGGCTCAGATTCGATACGAGCAGATGCAGCGATTATTGGGTCCGACCATGGGCCGGCTGCAGTCTGACCTGCTTGATCCCCTGGTGTCCCGAGTGTTCCGCATGCTGTCGCGTGATGGCGTCATCCCTCCCCCGCCTCAAGAGGTCATCGATGCCAACGCTGAACTGGACATTGAGTACATGGGGTCGCTGGTGCGAGCTCAGAACAGTGACAAAGCTGCGGCGATTGAGCGATGGACTATGGGTCTGGGCAACATGGCGGCAGTCCTGCCGGATATTCTGGACGTGGTCGATGACGTCGGTGTCGGTCGGCAGTATGGCGAGGATCTCAACATCCCTGCCACGTTGATGCATAGCGACATTGAGGTGAAGAAAAAGCGCACTGAGCGCAAACAGAATCAACAGCAAGCCGAGCAAGCAATGTTGGCTGAGCAGCAAGGCAAGGCAGTGCAAGAAGTGGCTGCCGGTGAAGAGGCGGCACAGGAGGCAATGAGTGACCAGACACAGTAGGAAGGAAGCTGAAGAGCAGTGGAAAGAAAGGCTCCGCGAGAAGGCGGAGATCGTTCGGTCGGCTCTCAATACAGACAGCGGCAAAGCGTTATTTGGGTTGATGTCGCAGACGTTTGAGAGCGGATCTCTTAAAGGCGAAGACCCGCATGACACGTATTACCGGCTTGGACAGCGGGACGTGGTGGCGTATTTGCGTGAATTATCAGAGGTGACAAATGTCAGAGACCAATAACGAAGGCGGCGGCGATAGCGGTCAAACCTGGGTAGATACGGTACCGGAGGCTGATCTTCGCAGTGCGCTGCGGGATGCCCCGTTCATCAAAGGCTCGAAAGATATTGAGTCTTGGAAGAGTGAGGTCAAAGGCGTCTCCGATAGCCTGGGCAACTCAATCCGGCTCCCAAGCGCAGAGGCCGGCGAGGAAGACGTAGGCAAGTTCCAGCGCAAAGTGCTCGAGCGAGCTCCTGGCATGATCATGGTGCCCCCGGAAGATGACGATGAAGCGATGGGCATGGTGCTTAACAAGCTTGGCCGTCCATCAGACCCTGAAAACTACACGCTCCCCGAAGGCGTAGAGCTCGATGCTGACACTCTTGGCCGGGAGAAGGCTCGCGCTCACGCCCTGGGAATGACGCAAAAAGCATTCGCTAAGGATATTGCTGAGCGCCAGGGTGCCCTCGCTGAGGAGCGGCAGCGGCGGGAGGATCACTTCAAAGAGCAGCACTCTCTGCTGAAAACCGAGTGGGGCCAGGCATACGATGACCGCGTTGGCGAGATCAATGCCTTTCTGGCGAACAATGAGGACACCCCGGACGCGTTTAAACAGGCGTTCGAGAAGGGTGAGTTCTCCGCGGCGGATGCCCGGTGGCTCCACGGCCTGGCCCAGCTGGGTGAAGAAGGCGCGACCGTTAACCAGCAAAGCGATGGAGGCGATCGCAAGATGACTCCGGCGGAAGCTGAGGCGCAGCTTTCTGAGATCGAGAATCGACTGTTCAAAGAGAACGGCGGACGTCCGATGCATCCCTCGCATCCAGACTTCCAGCGGCTGAGTAAGCGGAAGATTGAATTGTTGAGGATGATGCAGACGTGAGCACCCTATTGCTTTGTTGATCACGCAAGCATAAAATTCAGCCATCAGACAACCGGGTAGCCATTTGGTCCGAGTCTGATAAAAGGTTCCGGTTGCGGGTAGGCCTTCGAGAATGAGTTTTTATTAACGCTCAACTTGGAGGGTCCTACCCATGAGCGCAACAATTGACAATGTATATGTACAGGGGTTCGAGCGCACCGTTCGGCACCTGGCCCAGCAGGGCATCAACCGTCTTCGTCCCTACGTCCAGGAAGTTTCAGAGTCTGTAGAAGCCTACAACTTTGAGCGAGTTGCTGCGACCGCGGCCACCCAGAAGACCACTCGCAAGACTGCCACTCCCGATGACGAGACTGCTTTCAGCCGTCGTAAGGCGATTCCGGTTGAATATCACACTGGTGATGTGACCGAGAAGAAAGACGTGGTCCAGCTCCTGATCGACCCTAACAGCACCTATGCGAAAGCACAGGGCATGGCGATGCGTCGAGCCCAGGATGACGAGATCATTTCTGCAGCTGTTGGTGCTTCGCGCGATGGTGATGGCAACTCCGTAGCCTTCCCGGCTGCACAGGCGATCGATGGATCTGCCGGCCTGATCACGTTTGACGCAGTGACTGCTGTCAGCGAGATCTTCATGAACAACGATATCGACCCTGATACGGATAAGGTCTTCGTGATCTCTCCTGAGCAGGCTCGCAAGTTGCTCCAGCTGACAGAGGCAACCAGCGGTGACTACAACGCGCTGAAGCCGCTGACGTCCAAGGGTTATGTCGAGTCCTGGATGGGCTACACCTGGATTGTGTCTACTCGCCTGACCTCGCCTACCGGTGATGGCTCAGACGTTGACTGCTTTGCGATGACTCGCGATGCAATCGGACTCCTGATGAACCAGGACATCCAGACTGAAGTTGATAAAGATCCAAGCATCAGCTTCGCATGGCGCATCTACACCAACTCCATCTACGGCGCGATCCGCGTTGAAGACGAGCAGCTGGTTAAACTGACATTGGCTACCAGCTAAGTCAGGCGTAGTATAGGGCGGGGCCCATAAGGGCCTCGTTTCTAACTACACAGGAAGACAGACATGCCATTAAAAACAGGGACAAACCAAACAGATCGTAAAGCGATTGCCGAGTATCTCGAGGCCGGCGAAGAGAGCGCGAAGAAAATCGCGATTGCTCTGAAGCTCCCCGAGCAAGCTGTGGCCAATTGCATTAAGGCTCTCAAGAAGCCCAAGAAAAAACCCGCCGCTAAGCGCAAGCCAAAGCAGGTAGACGCATCACAGGAAGACGCCGGCACTGAAGACAGTGGCACCGAGGGCGTCGATTTTGGCGAAGAAGAGAGCTCCTCAGAAACGCCCAGTTAAGTAGTTGTCGGAAGTAGCCAAGGAGGTGAATGATGACAATGACCGCAGACACGCACGTAGCACTGGGTGCGTCTAGTCCAAAAACCGCAGCTCGCGTAGGCACCGGGTCTTTTACCCTGGGAGCCAATGAGGTTGCTATCAAGATCGGCTCATCTGTATCTGTTGCGAACCCGCAAGAAGTCATCGGTGCGCTCGAGCATTTGTACAGATTCGCAAAGAGCAATATTTCGGACTACACGTCCGATACCGTGTTCTCTGTGTCATTGGATGGCAGCGATTCCGACATTGTGACCACTGGTCATGCTGTCGGGCTCGTTTCCCTTTACGTCGATAGCGCGGTGCTTACTGGCGATAAATCCCACTTCCTGCACCGCACTTATAAGAGGGTCATTGAGCGCCTTCTTGAGGAGTCCAAGTAATGGCACGTTCAGTTTCATTGAAGCAATCACAGGGTAATCAGGTCCGCGGGGCCATGGTTGAGTTTTTAATGGATGGCAACCTGACAGTCCCGGATGCATGGGATGTCGGCGTTAGCGTTGCTGTTGATGACGCCGAAGGCACCGAAGTCAATGCTGCAGAGGCGGTGCTTGCCGCAACGTCTGGCGCGACTGACAACAAGGAAGCGATCTCTGCCCTGGTGGCTGCGATCAATGCCAACATTGTCGGTGTGCATGCGTACTACGTGCAGAACAGCGTGAATGAGTACGTGATTAACGTAGAGGGCGCCGGTTCGGGCTGGGAAGTAACTTTGTCGTCGCCGTTGTTTGAAGCCAGCTCTTAATGGCCCAAATTAACGACACGATGTTCGCTGCTCTGCGGGACGCTGGTTATTCCGGCGCTCTCGCGGACATGCGTACTGAGTATCTGACTGACCTTGGCTACGAGAACATGCGGGAAATGTACGTCTCAAACGGGTACACCTCGGGGTCTATCTCTGACTTTGCTCTAACTTATTGGAGCGGGACCATTGAGACTCCGCCATGATGGCGGAAAAGATTGTGTTTTCTAATATGGAGCGACGTGTGGACGACGCAAGGCTTACTCGTATCGAAGTTAAACTAGATGGTCTCATGGAGGCTATGCAGACGCTCGCACGGGTAGAGGAAAGAATAGGCTCTCAGAACGAGCAGTTGGCGCGCCTCCAAGCGCGTGTTGACAGTTTGATTGACGAAAAAATAGCGGATCTTGCCAGTGGAACTAAGGAAGGAAGGCATTTTAAAGAGCGCATTTTTTGGGTCATAGCTACTGTGGCTTTGACGTCTTTGAATCTATTACCAGACGGCGTCTTGGGCTCTTAGTAGGTGCAGATGAAGAGTAGGTCTATACACTACAAGCGTGTCGGGAATAAACGCTACGTCCTACTCGAGCAGGAGGTCTTCTACACGCAGATAGAAGGCTACGACGCCGTATTGGAGTTCCCGGTCACTGACGCCTGTTCGCTGTCTTACGACGGGACGCTCACGGTTAAGTCGGGGTTTGTGTGGGACATGGCATCGGGCGCTATCGATACGCCTGACATGGCTGTCGCGTCATTGGCCCACGACGCGCTTTGTAGGCTGATCAAGAAAGGCCAGCTGCCAACATCAACACAGAAGCCCGCTGACGTGTACTTCAGACGCGTACTCAAAGCAGAGGGCTGCGGGTGGTTTAGACGCTGGTACGCGTATTGGGCACTGAGGGCGTACAGTCACATAAAGTAGGTAACCATGAGAATCAAGAAAGGCGTCGACTTTAACGGCATTCAGCCTGAGACAGTGATGGCAATGCTGGTCTGTGAGACGGCCCTTGATGACATGGGGCACCCGTTCACCGCCACTTCCATTCTGGACGGGGTTCACAAGCCGGGCTCAAAGCATTACGCCGGGCTCGCTTTCGATATTCGCACCTGGGCTGATGGCTCTGGCACCCAGCTCTCCAATCACATCAAGCAGGAAATGGCCGCGCGACTACGCGACATACTGGGCCCTAAATGGGATGTTGTGGTGGAAGACACCCACATTCATGTGGAGTTTGACGACAAATGACAAAGCGCATGCATATCCAACGGTCATTCCAGAGCGGCGAGATATCGCCAAAGATGCTGATGAGGGCCAACACCGAGGAGTATAAGAGCGCGGTTTTGCTCATGCAGAACTTCTGGCCGACCAATCAAGGCTCAGCGCAGCGCACTCCTGGATCTCGATATGTGCTGGAGCTCACTGACCCAGAGACCCGCATCATCCCCTACCTGACGTCTGCCAATGAGCGAGCCCTGGTGATCCTGGGTGATGAAGACGTGAAGATGCTGGTCAACATCAATGACTTTGTGGCCGGCGATCTTTCTGAGGTTGATCTATCAGGCGGTGGCGGGACGATCCTGTTCCGTCGCAACACAGTCAAAAACTTCAACTTCAATGAAAAGACCAACTGGATCTTTGATCCTCCGCAGTACGACGGCGCCAATGGCGAGGGCCCTCTTGGGGGTTTTTATATTGAGGCCAATAACGTCGCTCGGCTGGTTCCCAGGCTCTACAAGTTCCCCACCAGGGAAGATGCGGTTGTAGATATGACTGGCACGGCAGCGGTGTTGGTGGCCACCAGTGTCGCCACGTTGCGGTACGAGGCTCAATACTTCAGCAATCCGGCCGAAGGATTTGGTGGTTATACGCTGACGTTCACTGTCTCTGCCAATGCGGATTTTTCGAGCCCATTGTTTGAGCGGTCATACGCCCATGCTCAGTTCCCGCAGACAGGCTCGGTGTTTACTGTTGAGGAAAATATCAGCCTACCCACTACCGGGTGGACAGGGACTTTGTATATTCGTGTTCGCGCTGAGGCGCAGACCCTGGAGGGAGAGCGCGAGTACAGCAATCCGCAATTCAATATCCGGTACATCCAGCTGTTTGTAAATGGATCTGCTGAGCTTGGCGAGGTCGATCTTACGACCCCGTATGAGGCTGTCGACCTGGAAGATGTTCAGTACGTGCAGTCGCCTTATGCCAACAAAGAGATTGTTTTCACTCACCCAAAACACGCGCCACAGCAGCTGTTTTTTGCCACGGGTAGCGGCGCTTACACCTTCAGCTCGATTACGTTTTCCAACACGCCCGCGGAGTGGGAGGAGAATAATTACCCTGCGGCATGCACGTCATTCAACGGCCGTCTTGTTTTGGCGGGGTCTCAAAGCTTCCGCGTTTTATCTGGCGACCCCCTGGCCTCTGAATCTGAGACCGTGTGGACAACCAAGGTTGGGCAGTGGAATGCATTTAGCGACCCCTCAGCAGATCCCCCGGAAGTAGACCCTGACGACTCTGTGCAGTTCACCGCGATCTACCGGTCGCCAATCCAGTGGGTGTACGGGCACAAGTCTCTGCTGGTGGGGGCCCTGGAGTATGAGTACATCGCTGACGGGCAGGTTATCTTCTCTCCTGGCGATGTTGGGGTAAACCTACACTCAACCAATGGCGGCATTAACGTGCAGCCAGTGGGCTTTGGTGAAGCCGTGCTGTTTGCTGCGGACGGCGGCCGGCGCCTTCGAGAAATGAAATTTAACGATGATGACGGTGGATGGGTTGCTCCCGACATGAGCTTACTGAACCCGGACATCATTGAATCTGGAATCAAGCGCATGGTCCGCGTCCGGTCGCCGCATCAGATGTGCTGGTGCCTGACAAACGCCGGCTACATCGCCATCTTCCACTCCGAAGGCAACATCATGGGTTGGTCGCGATACCTGCTCACCGGAGGCCGTGTGCTGGATCTGACTGCGCTCGCTGATGATGA